GACCACACGCGACTGCAGGACGCAGCCCTCCGGGCCGACGACGTTGTTCACCACCATGCGGCCGAACTTGGCCGCGTATTCGTTGTTCTTGAACAAGTCGCGCGAACGCGCGCGCAGCGGATCGAGCTGGCCGCGCAGTTCCTGGTCGATGGCGGCGCTGCTGGCAAGCCACGAGGCGGTGAGGCGGTCGACGACGGCGCCATCGAAGCGGCGAGTCGCCGTGGCGGCGGGCAAGCGCGAAGCGGGTTTCGGCGCGCTACGGCGACGCAGGAAGTCGAACATCACAGCCTCGTCAGCAGTCGGGCCGGCACGCCGCCGCTGGCTACCTGATCCTCGCGCGCCACCTCGGCGCGGTAGCGATCACGCAGCGCGAGCAGATCCGCCAGCGAATAGTTCTGGAGCTTGCGGCCCGCGATCTCGAACGAGGCCGCCGTGGGCGCCTTGGCTTCGAGCCAGGCATTGATCGCATCGAGCACCTTGCGCGCGTGGCTGCGCACATCGAGGCCAGACGCGAGCGCGGCCAGATCCGGCAGGATGCGCAGCGGCGTGGTGCCAAGCGTGTATCGCTCGCCGGCCTTCGTCACGTATTCCTGGATCTGGTAGAGCCCGGCCGTCCACGTTGCCGTGGTGGCCGCGGCGACGGTGATGTCGAACGCGTCGCCATTGGCACTGGCGCTGAAGCTGTAGACCGCCGTGCTGGTGACGAGCTTGTATCCGAGTGCCCAGCCTTGCGACGCGGGATAGTCGCCCAGCTCGCGCATCCAGCGTGCGGTGTCGCCGGCGCGCAGCTCGGCGGGAACTCGATCAGGGATGTCCACCATGCCGCGATGGTGGCGACGAATTTCGGAAGCGATAAGGCAAGGGCTTCCGCCCGCCGGATCAGGCTGCCAGGATCATCCGCACGCGCCGTTCCGAAATCCCGTAGCGCCGGGCCAGCAGGGCAATGCGCTCGCCGTGGCGATAGTCCGTCCGGATCCGCTCGTCGCGGTGTGATTTCTCCTGTCGCACCCGATCGCCCTCGCCGTTCTTGGCGATGTACGGCCGCTCCCCGCCCCAATCGCGCCGCACCTCACGCTCGACCTGCGCCAGCGCGGCATCGGTCTCGTCACCCTCGCGCAGCGCCGCATCCACCCGGGCGAGGATGTCCGTCACCACGTCATCGAGCAGCGTTCTACCAGTTGGTTGCGAATCCACCGGGGCGGCGGCGGGCGACATGGCTGCGCGGGCGGGCTTCTGCTTGCGGATCGACATGGTTGGCCTCGGGGGAGGATTCGCGTGGAACATCGGGGGAGGAAATCTGCGAGGTAGTGAACAGGTCATCGGGGGGCTGCACCCGCGCGGCGAGGTCCCGCCACCAGCTGCCCTTGCGCGGGTGCCACAGTGCGAGGCGCTCTTCGAGGAAGATGGCGTAGGTGAGGCAGTCGCGCACCTCGATGCGGTTGCGCACGGGCGACCAGCGCGTCTCGCTGCCGCCCTGGGTTCGGCGCGTGGCGCGCACTTCGCCGGCCAGTTGCTTGAACCATTCGTCGCTCAGGTCCTTGGCCAGGTGCACGTAGCCGGGGCCGGGCGTGGGCACGTCAAGGCGAGATTGGAATCGATCCTTCGCCAGGTTCGTGCCCACCATCCACAGCGTGGGGCCGTGCTTTTCGATGCGGCCGTTCCAGCGGAACTCGACTCGGCTGTTGCCATTGTCGATGCTGCGCTCGCGGTGACTGCTGCCCTTCACCGCGTGCACACGATGCGCCTTGAGGCGGTGCGCGAAGGCATAGACCGCGTCCGCGTGGTGGCCACCGGAGTCGATGGCGGTGGCGTAGATGCGCTGGGGGATGCCGCAGGCGTGCGTGTACTGGGTCTGCAGCAGGAACTCTTCCAGCTCGTCCCACACCTTGGGCAGCGCAGGGTTCCCGTGGAACACCTGGTGATCGATGGTCCACATTTCACCACCGACGCCCAGGCCCCACACGCCGGCTTCGAGGCGGTTGTCTTGCGTATCCACCCCGCACAGCAGCAGCAGGCAATCGCGCGGCATCTGGCGCAGCGCGAAGTTCTCCGCACGGTTCTTGAGATCGTCCGCGTCGGTGCGCTCGATCTCGCCTTCCCACGTGTTGCCCAGCGTGGTGTTGGTCCAGGCCTTCATGCGCGCGTCGTCGCCGCTGCGCATTTTCTCGAAGGCTTCGAAGAACTCCGCCACGATCTGCGACCACGGCACCACGGGGCTGTAGGCCGTCCACACGTGCAGACCGACACTGGCCGGCGCCGGCACGCGCTCGCCAGCGGGCGTGGTGAATCGTCCGTCGTGATGCAGGTGCAGATCGCCGCGCTCGTTCACCCAGCGGCCATCGTCTGCAGCCGCCAGGTAGTCGGCCTGCGAGATCAAGGCCGCGCAGTGCGGGCACAAGTGCATGACGGTGGCCGGATCATCGTCCGTCCATTTGAAGCCGTGCGGGATATCCTTGCCGCCCCACGTGAGCGCGTGGCGCTGTGCACAATGCGGGCACGCGATCTGGAAGGTGAAGCGTTCGGCAGACGCGGTGTATCTATCCTCGATCAGGGAGTATCCGCGCAGCTTGGGCGTGCTGCCGCAGACGAACTTCGGGAAGGTGGCGCCCTCGGTGCGCTTGCGCGCCAGCGTGCACGGATCGCCCTCTTTCTCCACGTCCGGATCGAAGGCATCGAGCTCGTCGAGGTAGGCGACGTCGACCGAGATTCGGCGGTAGGCGGTAGAGGCCTTGCCGCCGCGCACGCGCAGCGTGCTGCCGATAAATCGTTTCTTCTGAAGCGTGTTGTCCTTGTGCCGCGACAGGTGCGCCGGGAAGATGGCCTGCATCGCGGCCACGTCGCGCAGCATCGGGTCGAGTTCCGACTTGACGAAGTCCTCGGCGTCGTCGTCGGTGGGCTGCCACAGCGCCTGGTTGCGGTGCTTGTGCTCGGCGAAGTAGCCGATCGCCGCGAGGATCATCTTGGTGTAACCCACGCGCGCCGACTTCTTGAGCGATACGTCGGTGATGTCGTCATTGCCGATGCACGCCAGAATGGCACGCTGGAACGGCCATGGCGTCCACTGCTGCTCGACGTAGCTGCTCTCGGCGCTGAGGTAGAAGTGCTCGCGCGCCCACTGCTCCAGCGTCATCGGCGAGGGCACGGCAAAGGCGCGAAGGCCGGCGGCGAGGTGGTGATCGAGCGCCGCCCATTGATCGGGCGCCAGTTCGCTTTGGCCGAGGGCGAGGCTCACTGGATCCACCCATCGGCCCGCGCCGCGGCCAGCATTTCATCCGACGGCTTGCCCAGCACGTCGCCGTCGGCCGTGACCAGTCCGACGATCTTGCAGCTGCTGCGCACGTGGCCGTAGTGCTTGTCCAGCAGCTCGAAAAACTCCGGCGCCAAGGCCCGCACGCGCGCGCGCTTCTCGTCCGCGCTTTCCTTGGCGCGGGCGGCGTAGGCTTCGGCCTGGGCGATGAGGTCGGTCACGCTTCGCGGGTGTCCAGATCCGCGAAGCGCATCGTGCCGGCCAGCCACGCCACGTCGACGTAGCCGCCTTCGCCGTGGCGGTTCTTCTCGATGCGCAGCTCGGCCACGCCGGGCTTCTGCGACTTGTCGAGGGTGTAGTAGTCGTCGCGGTAGATCGTGACTACCTGGTCGGCTTCCTTCTCGATCTGGCTGGAGTCGCTGAGGTCGGACATGTGTGGGCGCTTGTCGGTGCGCTCTTCCACCTTCCGGTTGACCTGCGACAGCGCCACGACGGCGATGTCGAGATCACGCGCGATCGTCTTGAGGCCCTTCACCACTGCGCCGACGCGCTCGATCGAGTCTTTGCCAGGGCCTTCGAGCCGCTGGATGTAGTCGACGTAGAGCGCCTTGATACCGTGCTCACGCTTCCATGCGCGTGCGACTCGGGCCACGTCGATGATGCTCGGCGCAGATTGGTCGAACACCACGATCGGGAGGTCGTAGTCACGCTTGATCGCGCCGCTGATGCGCGACCAGTCCTGATCGTCCAGCTTGCCGCTGCGCATGGCGTAGCCCTTGACGCCGGAACTGAGCGACAGCATGCGCAGGCCGAACTGCGTGGCTGACATTTCGGCCGACACGATGCCCACCGGCACGCCGGCCGTTGCGGCATGTCGCGCGGCGCCGAACAGCAGCGCGGTCTTTCCCATCGCCGGACGCCCCGCGAACACGGTGAGGTCGGACGGGTGCAGGCCGCCCAAGTGGCGATCCAGATCGGTGAGCCCGGTGGGGATGCCGGGCAGTTCGCCCGGGTGCTCGAAGGCGTGCTGCACTCGCTCGAAGGCCAGCTTGAGCACGTCGCGCATGCGCCACTCGGCGCGCTGGTCGCGCTGCTGCAGCCGCATCAGCTTCGCGATGGCGGCGTCGACGATTTCCCCCGAGGCGCGGCCCTCGGGATCGAAACCCAGCTCGAGGATGCGCGTGCCGATGTCGATCATCCGGCGCAGCACGGACTTTTCCCGCACGATGTCGGCGTAGGCGCGAATGTTGGCGGCGCTGGGCGTGGTGCTGGCC